TTTTGCGATCAAGCCAAAGCCCTGTTGACTAAAAAGAGCATTGCATTTGAAGAAGTTAAAATAGATGAAAACCCTGCTGCCAGACAATTTGTCATGGAAGCCGGACATAGAACAGTACCACAGATTTACAAAGCTGACAAAGTTTTTGTAGAAGGTGGTTACAATGGTCTTGCCAAATTGACCGATGAAGAATTAAAACAACGTTTAGAAAGTTAATATATGTTAGTATCAAATTCAAATTATGCCAAGGGCGACATCCTTGGTTTGAAACTAGTCAATGGTGACGAAGTGGTTGCTGAATTGCTGGAGCAGACTGCAGATGGATGGACCTTGGGTCGTCCAATGGTGGTAGTTGGTGGCGCCAAGGGCATTGGTCTGATTCAGGCCATGTTTAGCCTAGCCCCACATAAAAATATTTCAGTTAAAAACGATCATGTCATGATGACCTGCGAAGTTGTGGACCAACTACGTGATCACTACATTGAATTAACCACTGGTATCAAGCCAGTATCCAAAGGCTCCATCATAGTATGAGCGGACCAGTCACCTATTCTAACCTACCATTTGCCAGCTCAGTGATTGTGGGCGATCAAAGTGGCGGCCCTGCCATCAACGGCGCCGGCATCACTTTGGCCACAATCACTGCTCGCATGTATGGTGGTGATAGCATAGATGACGGAACTCCTGCAGGCCGCGCCCGGGCAGAAGCCTACAATCAAGCACAGGTCAAAGCCGGGGTATTTAAACAAGCCGACCTTGACAAGGGCACCGGTGCAGTGGCCAAGGAAACTGACCCTAAAGGTTGTGCAGATAAGCCGCAGGCACCGGGTAATTCTATACCTGGCAACTTTGATATGAATGTCATGTTGTCTGATCGAACCAGTCTTAATCAATTTATTAATACCTTGGTGGCCATACCCGGTTGCAAGCGCAATGCAGTTCCTGCACAATGTGGATTGCAGCCAGCAGACATAGTAAAAAATTTATCTACGCTTTGTAAAAATGTCTGGGATCCGTTGAAGGCACAATATCCCAATGCTGTAATCACCAACTCACTGAGAGTGGGTGACAACATTGGTGCTGGTCCTCACGGCACTGGACAGGCCATGGACATACAGTTCAATGGCACCAGTGGTACTAGTATTCCACCATCAGAATATTTTGCCATAGCACAGTGGGCCAGAGACAATCTTGCCTACAATCAATTGCTGTTAGAATACAGTACAGCAAAAGGCTATTTGGTTGCTTGGCTACACATGTCTGTTCAGGCCGACAATGGAAAAAATGCCAATGCCGCAAGTTGTGTAATGACTTTTATGAACAATGCTTCTAGGGGTGTTGGACTAATGAACTTGGCAACGTAACATGTCAAATCTTACACCATTATTGTTATACACCGGAGTTGGCCTATTGAAGAATTCTGGCATTGGTGTCAACGGAGATTTATCCGCAATAGCCAACACTTTTAACACCAGTGGTACCAGTGCGCAGGCACAGTTGGCTTTTGCTGGTGCCAGTGATGTAAACAAAAACATACTTAGACAGATACCTAGTTGCTTGACTGGATTGCCTCCAGCTGGTGTAACCATGCCCCCTGGTGCCACCAACAATGTGGTCAGTGATGTTATTGCGGCTGCCAACAGTTTGGTCAGCAATGGTGTTCAAGGATTTGCCAGTGTGTTAGGGCAGGCAAGTTCTTATGCGGCAACCACATTCGGATTCCAGGGTGCATTGGCACAATCTCAAGGCCTGAAGTTCAACGACTTGGGATTTACGTTCAACAACTACAATGACATGGCCAGCTGTGGCGTTACCAGTCAATTTTCTTCAAAAACAGTGACAGGACTGATATCAGAAATGCCGCGTCTAGGAACATTGTTCAAGGTCAAAGATTTGTATAACATGGCCAATCCCGGTTATATTTGTGCCAACTTGATTGAACTTGGCCTGGGCTATGCTGGTAATCTTCAAGGCAAACTTGAAGACGAAGGATTGGATTTAACAGATCTAGTAAACGAAAATCAAACAGTGATCACAGGTGTCATGGCAACCATTGATGATTGTGATCTAACTGAGATATTTTCAGTGACCAACTTTAAACCTCAAGGACCTGTGGTCAACCTAGCAGGCATACTTGAGATCAAAAATGTACTGGGCCCTGACGTCACAGATGAAATAGACAGCTTTGACAAGTTGTCAAACAAACTAGGCAACATTGGTGGAGCCTTTGACAGTGCCCAAGCTTTGGCTGACTTCTATGCCAGTCTGGACATTCAAAACTTTCCGTTACTGGCCTCTATAGGTACCCTACTACCTTCTGAGTCCATAGAAGAAGTAAGAAGCAGCCTAGGTGAAGGATCAGGTCCATTTGGTAATCCCACTGCCCTAGACATTGTTGGTGCCGCATCGGGCGTTGGCTACATTGAAAATATTCAGGCCTGTGTCAAAACTCAAAACGACTTGGTCACCAACACAGCCAGCGTTAGACAATTAATGGATTACTTGGACGCCAATGGCAACACATTGGATACTGCCACACTGGCTGCTTTGGTTAAGAATGTCAACTCAGATCCTGGAATACAGGGTGTACTCGAACGTGGCAATGACAGCATGATCAACTTGGCTTCTAAGTTGGTCACAGAAAAGAAAAATCAAACTTTGGCGGGCGTCAAGCTCGGCAATGACATGCCCACGGGCAGTGCCAATGGTGTACTGAGTTTGACTACTCAGATACCTGGTATGGCCATAGATCCAATGAGCTTGGGTCTAGGCACAACGTTATCAAACATGGCCACCAACGATTCATATGGTGAGGCACTTCGAGCTAGCATAGTTGAGAGTAAAAATCTCAGCAGATTTGCTGTTTTTGGCATAACTCCGGGGCAAAAAATGGACCCCATGGCCTATGCCCGACAACTCAGCGGAATGATTTAAGAGCAAATTGGCTCTTGCTCTATTCACATCTTTGTGTTAATATTACTGGTTACTAGCACCAGTAAATATTCAATCGCGTAAAAGGAGGAAACTTATGATACGCATCATGAAAATTGTCTCTGCTTTGGTAGGGCTAATGCTTGTGGTTTTTGTGGCAAAATTTGCTTATGACTACAAGGTACAGTCGCTGAAAGCGGCACACAACTCAGAATCTACCAGTATCACTGCCGAGCTTCGCAGTAATCAACTCAATTGCCTAACTAGAAACATCTACTACGAAGCAGGCAACGAACCATTTGAAGGCAAGGTTGCAGTGGCTCAAGTTACCATTAATCGAGCAGAAAGTGGAAAATTTCCCAGCGATATCTGCAAGGTGGTTTACCAGAAAGACAACGCAATTGGCCTTTGCCAGTTCAGTTGGTTCTGCAACGGCGATGTTAGAAAACCCAAAAACATGGCCGCATATCGAGAATGCGAAATTGTTGCAAGACAAGTATTGTTAGAAGAATTCAGACTGCCCAGTTTGAAACATGCTCTTTACTTTCACGGAACTTATATCAATCCCGGCTGGAAGAAAGAAAAAGTGGCTGTGATCGGTAACCATGTATTTTACAAGTAAGAAAGACCAAAATGAATATCATTGAAAAAATCAACAAATTTACTAATACCTCGGCTCAGAATCTCAAAGAACAATTGGTAACTGTGAGCTCAGAAACACTGGGATGGGTTGCTGTTATTCTTGTGCACCTGGCCACCATCCCAACTTTGATTGCTATTCTAACCGGACTCACTGAAAAGACACCACCAGTTGATTTGGTATTATTGGCCTGGGCAGGTTTATTTTTATTCTTTGTCAAGGCCACAATCAGCAAAGATATTTTGAATATTGTTACTATCGGATTTGGATTTTTTATTCAGGCATGTTTAATGGCCCTGATTATCTTCAAATGATTAATCATTTACTTTCGAAGTAAATACATTAATACACCGAAAGGGCAGTTGTATGTCACAAAAAAATAAAGTTCACGATGAACTAGATGAGTTTGAAGAAGATAATGATAATCTAGATATTGACAATACTGATTATGGATTTATTATCAGCAGTTCCGGAGAACTTAAAACATTTTTCTGCCCAGATCAATTAAATGATTGGCCACCAAAAGAAGTTTTAAAAATCTTTAAAATCTTTAAGATTAACGATTTAACAGAAGTATTACCTGCGTCTGGTACTTTGCAATAATCGATAATATTATCGGCGATTATCGATAATATTATCGATAATCCAGTACCGATTATCGTCGATAATCCTGATTTTTGTGTAAAAAACAGGCAAATTTCGGTTGACTTCCGGGCGTTTTTTTGCTATAATACATACATGAACAGCAAAACAGTTACCCGCAAACGTCGTCAAGATACCAAGCATGCCGTGTACATGTTAGTGAACACTAACACCAACGAAAGCTACATTGGCATCACAGTATGTGGCGCCAATGTAAAAAAGGCACTCAAAGTTCGTATGCAAAAACATGTTCGTCGTGCATTGACAGAGAACAAAGATTGGTCTTTGTGCAAGAGCATTCGTGCTCACGGCGCTGATGCTTTTGTCATGTTGTTGGTTGATGTTGTGCGTGGTCGCAAGCCTGCTCACAGCGTTGAGCGTGAACTCATCAACAACAACCGTCCTGCATTGAACAGTCACTAATATGGGTCACTAATATGAAAGTAAATTCCATTTCACACCAGCAACAGCTAGAGCGATATCAGGAGATTCTACGTCAGAAGCGTTTTGATGAAGAACGCCTGCACCGCCAAGCAGAAGAAAAGAAAAAAGCCGACCAAACCTACTACGATCGCGTAGAACGTGCTCGTCGGTTGGGACTTGACAAGGGACAAAACGTGGACATTATGGCATGAAATTTTACAAAGAAACAACCAAATGGCCCGATGGTTTGCCCAACGGCACATATCTGCTCAATGACAGCAAAACCAAAATGGTGGCTTTTGTTCGAGCCGGCTCCAAAGCAGTTTTCAAATTCAAAAATCCAATCAGCATTGACACACGGGGTCGCACCTTTGTTGCAGTTGACAACACATTTGATTATCAGATTGAATCGCCTGTTGTTGCAAACCCACAGTGGACCGTAACGGGCTCAAAGGGCGACAAATACATTGTGGAAAAAACAGAAAACAGTTATAATTGTACTTGCAGTGGTTTTAAATTCCGCGGCAATTGTAAACATGTAACCGAAGTGGAGAACAAGCATGGATAAGCCTTGGCAAGTGATTTCAGACTTGGAGAATCATCCAAGTCGCATCAACAAAGAACAAATTGTTGAAGCACAGGCTCTGGCTGGCAATGCAGAATTCTTTGAAGGCTGTCGCTTGGCACTGGACCCAATGATTACCTTTGGCATCAAGCAAGTGCCTGAGCGGTCGGGTTTGGATGGTGCAGGTGTAGACTGGGAATCGTTTGCACTTGTCATCACCGGCTTTGTCAATCGCAGTTTGACTGGCAACCTTGCTCGCGGTACACTTGACCAATTGATGTCAAATTGTACCAATGCACAATGGAATGGCTGGTACCGTCGTATTCTTATCAAAGACCTACGCTGTGGCGTCAGCGAAAAAACCATCAACAAAGTTGTGGAGAAAAAACATGCTTCGTATGCTATTCCTGTTTTTGGTTGCCAGCTTGCTCATGACAGTGCTAATCATGAGTCTAAGGTGTCAGGCAAGAAGATTATCGAAGTCAAGCTTGACGGAGTTCGGGTTATTAGTATCGTTTATCCTGACGGCCGTGTGGATATGTTTAGCCGCAATGGCAAAGAACTAGTAAACTTTCCGCACGTCAAAGAGCAGTTTGCTGCCATTGCTGACACCTTGCTTGAGCCCTGGGTATTTGATGGTGAGATCATGTCGGGCACTTTTCAGGACCTGATGAAGCAGGTGCATCGTAAAAGTGATGTCAAAGCCAACGATGCTGTTCTCAACTTGTTTGACTGCATACCCTTGGTGCATTTTGAACAGGGTGCATGGAACGCCACACAAGAATTCCGTAGCAGTCACTTGAAAACATTTGTGGAGGCACACCAAGCCAGTTTGCCCAATGTGACCATGGTAGGGCAGGAACTGGTTGACCTGGATACAGACGCAGGTAAGAAACGTTTTAAAGAAATCAATGCTCAAGCCATTGCCGGTGGCTACGAAGGCATCATGATCAAGGATGCTGATGCCGGCTACGAATGCAAACGAAGTGTTGCTTGGCTTAAACTCAAACCTTTTATTGAAGTCAGTTTGGAGATTGCAGATGTTGAAGAAGGTACAGGAAAAAATGCAGGACGTCTTGGTGCTTTTGTATGTGAAGGCATGGATGACGGCCGATCAATTCGGGTCAACGTTGGCAGTGGTTTTACAGATGAGCATCGCGTTGATTATTGGAATTCTAGGACTAGCATTCTTGGCAATGTAGTAGAGGTACGTGCAGATGCTATTACACAAAATCAAGACGGCACTTATTCGCTACGTTTTCCAAGGTTCCTCCGATTCCGTGGATTCCAAGTTGGAGAAAAGATCTAACATGGAAAAACATGCACTCAAACATTTGATCTATGGCGGCATAGAAGAGATCATTGGCGATCGACACTACTACTACCACAGTCCAGTAGGAGAATCGTACAGTCATTTTACCGAAGATGGTGAAAAAGTCATTGTTGAATTTATGAACACAATGGCCTATAAGATTTGTCATGCAGAAGAAGCAGAACTAGATTGTCGTGCCAAAGAAATGGTACTCAAAGAACTTAAATCATGAACAGGCATTTCGAAGACTTGATGTATCACGCCGGACTCACAGCAAGTGGATGTTGGGATTCCATGGATGACTATGACCAAGCCGCGGTCAAAAAGTTCGCTGAGTTGATTGTTCGGGAATGTGGAGAAGTTGCTTATAAGTCTTATTGGGCTGATCCTGAAACAGTTAGAGGCGTACACATTCAAGAAAAGATTAAACAACATTTCGGAGTTGAAGAATGAGAGTAATTTTAACTATTTTATGGGTCGTTGGTGTCATACTGGCAGAAGGCTTTTGGTGGAAAGTGTTGGCATTTTTTATTCCGTTTTATGCTTGGTATGTGGCCATTGAACACATTATTGTAAAGTACAGTCTATTATGAACGAACGAATTAAAGAACTATTAGAACAGGCTGGTATGGTTAAAATACTTGAAGAACACGCCAGTGAATATGGCAATGGTATGTTTGAGAATACTCCGTATCCAGAATTAGAAAAGTTCGCTGAGTTGATTGTGCGAGAAATGTTAGTAACTTGTGAAGCACATCCTGCATGGACTAGTCGTATGATTGGTGAACAGATTAAACAACACTTTGGAGTTGAACTATGATCGAGGGTTTTGAACACGTCGGTGACACACACAAATGTAATGTATGTTCAAGCAAGTTCACCGACGACGAGGGTGGTGTACTTGGTTACTTTGGCATACTGCCTGTGGCTTTCTGCCCAACTTGTTATTCAAGTATGGTAGACATGGTCACACAAGATTTAGATCTTGGAGTTGAACTATGACCTGGGTGCTATATATAATTTTAGGAAACACAATGCCTAGTTTACAACAGGTAAATCGCTACACAGATGAAACAGTTTGTAAACAAGGTGCCAAAGAATTAACAGATAAAAATGTGCGGGCTGTGTGCTTGCCTAGACAGGAGCTGAAATGAACCAACAAATCAGAGAATTTGAAAAAGAAAGCGGTCTTGCAATATTTGGACTTGGTGCAAAAACTCACTTGTGGGAAGCTGCCTTGGAAAAGTTTGCCTATTTGATTGCAAAGGACTGTGCTGGAATTGTGCAGAACCTATCCCCAGGCTACGATGATTATCGTAATCAAATTGAAGACAGCTTCCGCACAGACTGTGTGGCAGAGATTGAGCGTCAATATGAGATTGACCCAGGTTGGAAAAAATTGGAATTTCCGGAGATTTAAAATGGGATTTTTTAGTTGGCAATGTGCCAAATCTAACAAGCCAGTGATGGCCGAAGTTGCAGTACAAGGAACTCCTTGGGAGTTTGCCAGCAAAGTTGTTGTGCTGTTCAACAACGGTGATAGGATACATGGCACCTATGATGGCTACGGTCGAGTCAATGGTGTTGAGCTAGTCGATGTTCCTGAAGAACGATGGCGCATGGTCATTGAGCAATTCTACGACAACGAAACTTTTGACCGATTAAAGAAAAATGGTTGGGATCGGGGTCAAGGATTTTTTTATGGTGACGAAGACTTAATAGAAATTTTTGGAGTTAAATGATGAATAGAAAACTTAATGAGAGATTTCACGGTATTGCCCTTCAAGTAGGAGGCAGTCACTACCCTGATGTCGGTGGCGAGCTGCTACAAAAATTTGGCGAAGAAGTGGTCAAAGAATGTATTAAACTGGCTGAACTCAAGGAACAGGGACACACCGACTTTGATCCTGGCACCAGCATAGGTTGGTACATACAACAACATTTTGGAGTTCGACGATGATTGACCTACAAGGAACCAACCCAGCTGAACGCAACCCTTGGATGAAACAGTTGCTGAGTCAAGGTGTCTATGAAGTTACCTTTACCAAGGTAGATGGAGAAACAAGAGTCATGCCCTGCACCTTGTCCAGCTTGCATCTTCCTCCTGCGCCTGTCAAAGAAAAGAAAGTGCTCAAAGAAGAAAAGCTGGATACCATCAGTGTTTGGTGCACGGACAAAAAAGAATGGCGCAGTTTCCGTGTCATGAATGTAACTGCGATCAAGGCACTGTGATGGAAAAGCGCATTGACCCCAGTGATATTGATCCCAAAGTAGAGCGCACGTCCGAAACAAGCTGGATAATCACACTTGAAGAAGATCCCAAAACCGGCGACTTGATCATGCCCTTGCCCTCAGAACTGCTGGAAAGTCAAGGATGGAACATTGGCGACACCTTGGTCTGGGATTTCAATGATGTAGATAAAACGGCAACTTTGAAGAAAAAAGTTGAATAATTTGTCTACTTATTTGAGAGCTATGGCGTTATATATATGTAGACACAAATTTGTTCTACTTAACCTAAAGGAAACTTAAATGAAAAATATCATCGCTATCATCGCAAGTACTTTTGCTCTGTCTTCTTTTGCCGCAGAACCTGCCAAGGCTCCTGTTACACCAGCTGCCGCTCCAGCCGCAACTGCACCAGCTGCCGCTACAGCACCAGCCAAGAAGGAAGATAAGAAGGAGGCTAAAAAGGCTGACACAAAAAGCGAAGCCGCACCTGCCACCAAAACCGAAGCTCCTAAGAAGTAATCCTTTACGCAAGTCGTTGATTGTCGCAGGAAGCGATCCTTATTCAACAATTGACGACGAAGATATCTATGTAGCATATCGTCGTCCGGAATTAGTACATGAAGATGTGGCTAACCCGGACAACGATCTAAGTGAAGATATTCGGTGGAAGTTATTTCTAGCTAGACAAGCCGCTTTACTAGCTTATCAAGCCAAACATGCAGAAAGGGCCTAGGCCCTTTTCTGTTGACCCAATGGCTGTTCTAATATATAATACACTATGCCTAAAATATCAAAAAGCCCCGAACGTAATACTTTTCAAAAAGAAAACTACCTCAAACATTGTGAAGAAAAAGGCAAAGAACCCAATGCGGCCTACATTAGAATGTTTGAAGAAGCCAACGTCGCAAGCTTGGCCAGAGAAGCAGATCCGGAATGGCGAAAAGACAACCTAGAGTACGATCTGAGAACCACCGACTGGGTCTTGGCCAAGGTCAAGGAAGATCGCTATGCACAGAATCTCTATGCCGCCATGTGCAACATACTCTGGCAACGCACTGATGTATTCCCCATCCTCAAGGACGAATATTGGAGTTGTAGTTGGCGTTATGCCGGTGGAATTGTTGCAGATATGCGCCAGCAGGGCGACTATATTGATTGGTACTGCTCTGGTATAGGCGCAGGCCTAGGCAACGGTGACGAGGATGGTGTCAAGGGTTATGTCAGCGAAGGTACTGTCACAGAAGAAATTGAACAGGACCTAAAACAGCTGGGCTGGCACTGGCAAGAATGGCAAAACACAGACTAGTTTGGTGAAATAACCTGTTGCTATTTTCCTACAACTGTTATACAATAGATCTATGCTGACTGCATCAGCTAACTATAGGAGAAACTAAAATGCAAACTATTTCTGAAAACACAAAGACTGGTAAACTTTTAAACGCCTTGAAAAACGGTGAAGCAATGACTGCTAGCCAAATCAGCAAGCGTTTTGGTATCAAGAACCCAACTGCCACTGTCAGCACAATTCGTTATGCTGGTTTCGCTGTTTATGCAAACAAGCGCAAAGCAGGCAACGGTGTTGTTGTCACTGAGTACCGTCATGGCAAGCCAAGCCGTGCAATCATTGCCGCAGGCTACCGTGCAATGGCAGCTGGTTTGGTCTAATCAGACACCGGCTCGGCAGTGCAAGGACTCTTCGGAGTCCTTTTTTATTGACTAAATTATAATAAGCTGTTATAATAACTTTATGAAAATTTCACTTGTATCAGATCTACATCTTGAGTTTGGCTATCAAACATTGCCTGGTGGTGATGTGTTACTGCTGGCCGGAGACATCTGCGAATATCGCACACTAAAAAAAGATTTCCATAGTACCAAGAGAACAGACCTTGAGCCGGGTACATTTTTCAAAGCCTATGATTTCTTTTACACAGAATGCGCCAAGTACAAACAAGTATTCTATGTCATGGGCAATCACGAACACTACCATCACAGGTTTGATCGGACCTACGCAGACTTCAAGGCCATCTTGCCTGCCAATGTGGTCTTGCTGGAAAAAGAAGCTGTTGAATACGAAGGTGTGTTATTCCTAGGCGCCACATTATGGACTGATTTGAACAAAGGTGATCCTATCACGGTCTATACCCTCAAAGGTTTTATGAACGACTACAAAGTTATTCAAAACCATTATCCAGAAAAAAATCTTTATCACAAACTCACTCCTGAGCATACCGGTCTAGAGCATCGCCGCACCCGAGAGTACTTCAAGTTCATGCTGGAAGAGCGGCGCGACATGCCTGTGGTGGTAGTCACGCACATGGCGCCCAGCTTTCAAAGCGTCAACGAAAAGTTCAAACACGAAACCATCACCAATGGCGGCTATGCCAGCGACATGAGCGAGTTTGTACTTGATCACGAAAACATTCGAGTGTGGGCGCATGGTCACATGCACGATCCTGTGGACTATCAGATCGGCAACACCCGTGTGTTGGCCAATCCACGTGGCTACATCCCCTACGAAGGAAACAACGGATTCAATCCTAGTTTGGATTTTGAAATATGAAAATTGATGTCGATGAAGTACTGCAGTGGGCCGGAGCAGTGTTAATTATTGCAGGGCACTCATTGAATGCTCTTGGACCACGAATGTATCCTTACAATATTGTGGTCTTTGCACTAGGAACGCTGGCATTTTTAATCTGGGCCATTCGCGCAGGAAACCGGCCACAAATGGCAGTTAATCTTGTGTCAATAGCCATTGGATTAGTAGGGTTGATATCTGCTTTTGGTTAATTCTGCTTAAAAATTAAGCAGAAATTGTTGTTAAAAACCCACAAAAAACCCACAAAAAACGGTTGACCAAACGCCCGTTTTGCGTTATAATATATACATATTAAGCAAAAAGGAGTTTGAGATGCACAGCACCGATACCGCAGACACAGTGGATTTTCCAAGTTGGGACGAGCTGTCAGAGCTGGAACAAGCTCAAGCTACCTTTTGGGACATGTACAAGGACGCTTATGGTGTTCGTCCCCGTGGCGTCGACACTAGTGGTTGGACCTTGGAAACCTTCCGCAAGGAATTTGATTATCTGGGCCAGCTCATTGAGCGTGAGGACATTGCTCGCCGGGCCGCCGAAGACCAGGCTGTAGAAGCATTCGAGCGTCGTGTTGCTGAGTTGATGACCATGGGTGCCCGAGACCGCGCCATGGCTCTGCGTTGGATTCACGAAGCTGAACAGACCAACGGCGACGACAGCTACCTTGCCTGGACCCTGGGCTTGCCGTACCTTTATTTTTCTAAACAATCTCAATCAGTTTAAGGAGACCGCAATGATTGCAGAACACACACAATCCAGTTATTATGATCAACGTCACGGTGGTCCCTACGATCGCGGTGCCGCTGACAGCTATTATGATCGCGATTACTGGCCTCATTATTTTGTAGGCGACACTCACCGAAGTCGTCGCGTTGACATGGCAGAGATGACTGCCCAAGAGATTGTGGCCTACACCGCAGGCTACACCGACAACGAATCAACAGGCAACAAGAAGGAGTGGTAATCATGGACATCAAAGAAATCAACTCAGCCATCATGTTTGGCAACCTGACCAATGAACAGTTGAACAGCATTGGTGATGCAATTCGCTATGCACGGGCACAACTGGTGCAGGAAAAAAAACGTAGTTTTGCAGTCGGCGACCGTGTCAAGTTCAACAGCACCAAACGCGGTGTCACTGTGGTTGGCACAGTTAAAAAGATTGCCATCAAATACATCACAGTGGCAGAAAATGGAAACTTGTACAGCCAATGGCGGGTGCCAGCCAACATGTTGGAGTCTGTTTGACCAAGGTGTGCCAGGGTGTACAATAAATATATTATACTTCAAGCTGGTACACAATGCAAATCATCAGAGACTTAGTCAGCGCCAAAGATAAAATTGGCACCACAGTTAAAATAAAACACATAAACGAAATAGGCAATAGCCCTGTTATGTTGTTTTACCTCCGAGAATATGCCAAGTTAATTGAAGCAGGCATGGCTCATCCCATGTTACATACCACCAATAATACTTCTGCTGTCTATGCAGAAATCAACGATCAAGTTGTTGGCATTATAATCTACAGAATAGAAGCCGACCCTCTAAGAACCACCTGGAAGATTCTCAGTGCTGTTGATTCTGAATTTCAACAACGTGGCATCTATCAAATGATTCATTTTCAACTTGAAAAATATGTAAAGACCCAAGGCAGTAAAAAAATAGCCAGTCACGTACATGTTACCAACATGGCAGCTCACAAAGGAAATCGATCAGTGGGACTTGAACCAGTCTGGTACAAGATGGAAAAGAATCTTACAAGATAATACCAGGCGCTGGCTTGAAGTCGCTGATGTTGCCTATCACATAGGATTGAGTATAGGGCCTGAACCCAGATTTGTTTTCGTTGAAATACTTGTCATTGATTGCACTGTAGAAGTTTCTAAAGTCGCTGTCAATCATTTCGTACATTCTAGTATTTCCGTGTAGCTTGTAAAACCAACCATCGTGTTCGCCCAAGAACATGCGTGTGGGTTTGTGACCTTGAAACACAGGTTTATAAGTGGTGGGATAGATACAGGGAATAATGGCTCGCTCGTAGGTGCTGTTTCGTATTCTATTGGCGGTATGGTTTTCTGGCGGATTCTTCATGTTCAACACATTGTTGAGTGCCTTTTCATTGCCGGGCAGAAACAACCATTTGGCCAAACTGTGTGCTTGTTTGACCTGCATCATGGGCAGGTCGGGCGTGAAATAAAATAGTACGTTTTGTACGTTTGGATAATTCTTTTCAAAAGCAGGACGTTGAACATTGACAGTTCTATCAGCCATGGCCAGTCGAACTTGATCTTCTTTGTCAAATATCAACATTGGTTTGTCAATGCCATACACAATGCCAATTTTTTTGCCGGCTTCAGCCATGTTTCTCAAGTGTGTTAATTTTTCCAAATTATACCTTGCACCCGAACTAGGATGTATCCATTCTCCACATCTAAACAACCAGTCATCGGTTTTGAACTCCAGCATGGTTTCAAAGTAGTCGTTGATGGTGATTTTAACATTGGGAAACTCTTGCGCAATGTCTCGTATCAATGGCAACTGTGCATAGTAGGTCTCGCTCATGGTATTGTCAGCTGAGTTGTCTTTGGCCTGGTGACTCCATTGGTCTAGTCCTGACAAAGGAGCAGATGCAATGATCTCGTCGATGTGAATTCCATTGCGTAAAAAGCTATAGGCAACATTGGTGCTGTCACCGCCGCCACTGCACAAAACAATTACATATTCATACTGTTCTCTAATCTGCTGTGCCCGCATTTTATAAAGTTCATCCAAACTCAAATCGGGTTCGGCAAGCCAGTTGATCTTGCTATAAACATCTTGATAAAAATTCCATTCAATTTCTGCCAGCGTACTGTTGGCTTCAAGTATGGCTTCAAGTTTGTCGTTGAACAGCTTTTGTCCAACTTTGTAATAACCAAGATGTGAGTAGACAAAAGTATCAGTCATTTAAAATATCCTATATCTGTTCTGTAGGTAAAGTCACCCATTGTTTTGTTTTTTAAAAATTTATAAAGTTGATCAGCGGCCGCATCAACGCTGTCATCTTCAATGGTCAACAAGGAATGCAATAGGTTTGCTCGGCTGCCCATGCTCATGACAACATTCCCTGTCAATGGCCAAAGTTTGGGCATGATGAATTGATGCTTGGACGTGACCACATCTTCGCTGTAGGTTTGATTTACCACTCTGATAGACACTGCGCTACGGTCATTGAATTCAATTTCTGGGATTGGAGCATCAGTGGCAGTGGCATAAAAAATATCCAACAGGTTGGTTTTTATTGTTGGAATAATGCTTTCAATTTCAGGGCTCCCGGGCCGAGTGTTGATCTCTAATACCACCGGTGTGCCAGCTTCATCGATCATGATTCCTAGGTACAGTACTCCCACGTAAGGGGTTCCTCTGTTGATTAAAAACTCAACAATAGACTGTGCATATCCATTGATCTTGGCATCTACGTCGGGCACAGGGCTGTAAGAACCCATGCTGGCGGTATTGTGCCCTAGATCATTTTCGTAGCGTTTTTTGTAATCTCTACTGGTGCCTAGATAGCGCCATCCAGTGGTGTTGCAAACAGCATGCCAACTGTATTCTCTTACACCCTTGACAAATTCTTCAACTAAGAATGTTGCTTCTTCGTTGTTGTTTGTTGCAGGATACGTAGATTCGGCCGCATTGACAAAATTAAGGTACTCTTCATCAACATTTTCGTCAGTGACCACTATGGTTTGTAACCCGTGTCTCCAGTCTTGCTCATACTTTATCACATAGGGTCGGCTAATAGAGTGAAACTCTATGGTTAAATCGGCCTTGCTTAAAATGCGATAAGGTGGAGTGGGTATGTTCAAATGCGTGAGTAGCTTTTTTCCTGTGACCTTGCTCCACTCTAGTGTGCCTAGTTTGTGATTGGGCATCAGAACAGGGATTTGTTTGTTTCTAACAATGCTGTTAAATTCGCTCCATAGCTGAAAGTACAACACAGTTGGAATAATTAGATCAATCTCTTTGTGATTTTTACGTATATACTCAATCAACTCATCTTTTTTGAATTTTTCAGGAAAGTACCTGTCACTGGGAAATTTACTGTGATGGGCGCCCATGTGATAGATTTTTTCAACTCTATCATCCTCTAACAATTTTTGTGAGATATAGTCTGATGCGGTGTTGGTACCAATAACTAGAATTTTCATAGATAATTTAAAACATGTAGTGTTTTATTTATATGGGCACAGGATTGTCTTTTTTGTATTTTCACGCTAAATATACATGAGCATTCCGCTCATTGATAAATTTTTGAAAGGAAATACCTATGTTTATCGTACGTACAGTTTTTGTTAAACCAGCCGATGTTAAGTGGTACAGAGCAGCCGAAGGCACCGCCCAGACTTTGGCACAATTTGGTGCCGCACAATTTGCCGCTGGTGCTTATCTAAGAAATAGAACTCGCAAAATTGGTAAAAACAGAGTAATCACCACCATGGTGTTTGCTGACCAAGCTGCCTATGACACTTGGAGAGCTGCCTGTGATGTTCACCCTGAAAGCATTGCAAAGAACGCATACTTTGAAGCCAATGGCATCACCAAAGTTGTTAAAAAATTCCAAATGGTGGAATAAAATAAAACTGGTGTTGTAGTTTTACAACACTGGTTGACATGCAAGCTAAATAAGTTTACAATACAAGCATAGTTAATTTAACCCTAGAAACAAAATGACTCATTTCGGATCAATACCCGGCTATAAACAGACACACAGTCTGATGCCAGCCTATTGGTCTGTGATTGGTTGTGATTATACTTTTAACAGTGTCAATCGTCAATCAGAGCCATCCGGGGTCCAAGGAGACGGTGCCTAAGTAAAAATACATAGCACACAACCCAAAGGACCCTAGGATCGAAAGACCTAGGGTTTTTTGTTTTGTACAAAGGAATCATGAAAACAGATATAAAGAAAACAGCCAGAGCAATAAAGTGGCTCACCGAGCATACCTTGTCTGCGGAACAGCGTCAACAGCTGATCTTGGACAAGGCTGAACGTGCTAGGTTGGCACACCAAGCTCTTAAACAGCGAGAGGGTCGAATCAAGGCCTGTTAATACCGCAAAGTGTGAAAAGGAAACGCGATCCTGCTCCGCACTCTCAACATGGACAAATGGGCGGCCTCGAGGATGGAGTTCTTCTTGTAGAACAAAAAATTCGAGCGTATTAAAGCATTCTCGAGCCGCGAGGCAAGTGAGTTCATCCATGAAGAGTGCTTTAATACACGCATTGAGCTGACCTGGACTGAAATGTCGCAGACAGTGCGTTTTAATTTGTCCGGGTAGCTCAGAGGCAATTTATATGTAGAGTATAAATACAAGTAAAGGAAACTCTACAATGTCTATTTGTTTAACCTGTAGTAAAGAATTTACAGCCGGACGAAATACTACCGGAAAATATTGTTGTCTAATTTGTTCTAAAGAAGGGCAACTAAACAGAGCGCGAACACAGTTCCTAGAAGGAACAATGGTCAATCGTAGCCATATGAAAAAACATATGGTTGATATCCATGGTTGGAAATGTATAATGTGTAATAATATAGAGTGGTTAGGAAATCCTATCCCGCTCGAATTAGATCACATCGATGGAAATGCAGGTGACAATAGACCGCAGAATTTAAGACTATTATGTCCTAATTGTCATGCTACTACACCTACACATAAAGCAAAAAATAAAGGCAACGGCCGCGGATCTCGGGGATTGCCTTGGTATTAATTTCCCGGATAGTTAAATGGTATAACAATCGGCTGATAACCGGTCATTACAAGTTCGATTCTTGTTCTGGGAACCAATTCAAAGACAAGGAAGTGTGGCTGAGTCTGGCTTAAGGCAGCAGTCTTGAAAACTGAAGTTCCGAAAGGGGCCGTGGGTTCGAATCCTACCACTTCCGCCAATGGAGTTGTTAGTGTA